CCGTATCCGCTGCGGGATCGAATTCGACCTGATCGGGCGGCGGGTGGCCTATCACTTCCGGCGCCGCCATCCGGGTGACAGCACCGACCAACGTGTCGCGGTGCCTGAGACGGTGCGGGTGCCGGCCGAGGAAGTCTTGCACATCTACCGGCCGATCGATGCGGGTCAGATCCGGGGCCTGCCACATGTGGCGCCTGCGATGGTGCGGCTGTTCCTGCTCGACCAATATGACGACGCCGAACTCGACCGCAAAAAGACAGCGGCGATGTTCGCGGGCTTCATCACCAAGACCGCGCCTGAAGACCCGATGATGGGGGAGGCCGAGGCTGATCTTGATGGGGCCGCGATCGCCAGCCTTGAGCCCGGCACGATGCAGGTCCTTCTGCCGGGCGAGGACGTGAAGTTCTCCAGCCCCGCCGATGTGGGCGGGGGGTATGAGGCCTTCCAGTACCGTACTCTGCTCGCCGTCTCGGCCTCGTTGGGGCTGCCCTATCACCTCGTGACCGGCGATGTCCGGCAGGCGAACTATTCGTCTCTACGCGCGGAACTGGTCGAATTCCGCCGCCGCATCGGCCAGCTGCAGCACGGTGTCATGGCCCATCAACTCTGTCGGCCAATCTGGCGGCGCTGGCTGGAGATGGCCGTGCTGTCGGGTGCGCTGGATGCAGATCCTGTGATGGCCCGGCCGGTTCAGTGGATCCCGCCACGCTGGGACTGGGTCGATCCGTTGAAGGATATCCAGGCGCAGGTGCTGGCGATGGAGGCGGGCCTGACGTCCCGGCGCAAGGTGGTCGAGGCCACCGGCTACGACATCGAAGAAGTTGATCGCGAGAACGCCGCCGATGCCAAGCGCGCATCTGATCTGGGACTGACCTATCGCGCCAGCCCCGGCGAAACGCAGGGCGCGCGGGCCACGCCGACGGCTCTCCCAGACCCTGACACCCCCAACGAGGACGGCAGCGGCTCGTCCACGACATCGCAGCAGGAGTAAAATCATGAAATCCTGGTACGAAATCCGCGCCCGGGCCTCCGGGGCGGAAGTGCTGATCTATGACGAAATCGGGGCCTATGGCGTCACAGCGAAGGGGTTTCTGGCCGAACTCGGCGCGCTGCCCGATGGCGTGCCGATCGATCTGCGCCTCAACAGCCCCGGTGGCTCGGTCTTTGACGCGGTCGCCATTTACAACGCGCTGCAGCGCCATGAGGGCACGATCACCGTCTGGATCGATGGCATAGCGGCCTCGGCCGCAAGCTACATCGCCATGGCGGGCGACGAGATAATCATGCCCGAGAACGCCTTTCTGATGATCCATGACCCCTCGGGGCTGGTGATGGGCACGGCTGCCGACATGCGCGAGATGGCCGACACGATGGACAAAATCGCGGGCAGCATGATCCGCGGCTATGCGACCCGGTCCGGACGCTCCGAGGACGAGATCGCGGCGCTTATGACAGCTGAGACCTGGTTTGATGCGCAAGACGCGCTCGCGGTGGGTCTTGCGACGCGGATGGCAGAGCCGGTGCGGATCGCCGCGAGTTTCGACATTGGCCGGTTCCCCAACGCGCCGCCTTCACTGATAGAGGCCGTCGGGGAAACCGTTGGCGCCCCCAACGGTTTTGAGGACGATCCGGATCAGCCGAAGGAGGCAACGCCGCCTGCGGTGCCCGAAAGTGATGTCGGGAAAGACAACATCACCTCAGGCGAGATCACCACGCCAGCAGAGGATCCATCGGCGTCGCCTGGGCAGGAGCCGGGTGTTTCCGACGGGAACACCCGCCCATCCAGCCGATCCGAGAGCAGTGTTGCCGTCGCCAACACTGCGCAGGAGGCGAGCGCCATTCGCGCCGAGGCCATCGCCCATGCGCGGGCCGTGATCGATCTCTGCAGGCTCGCGGGTCAACCGCAGATGGCCGGGCGCTTTCTGGAAGAGGATGCCAGCCTCGACGAGGTCCGCACCCGGCTCCTCGTCGCCAAGGCAGAGAACACCCCCGACATCATCACCGCCGCTCATGCCCAGCCCGGGCGCGCGGCCACCACCCAATCCTGGGGCGATGTGATCGCCCGCACTTTCAAGACGAAAGGATAAGCTTCCATGACCATGCTCACCGAAGGCAAACACGCGGGCGGCTTTCTCGTCTGGGAAGTCTTGCGCGATTTCACCCGCGAAACCGTCACCATCGCCTCAGGCGCGGGCAAGCTCGCGCCCGGCACGGTTCTGGGCAAGATCACCACGGGCGGGAAGTTCACCGGCCTCGCGCCCGCGGCGACCAACGGCAGTCAGAATGCCGCCGGCATCCTCTGGGCTGGCGTTGATGCCACGGATGCCGATGCGCCCGGCGTCGTGATCCTGCGTGGCCCCGCCATCGTCAATCGCTATGAGGTCGTCTGGCCCGAGGGCGCGACCGAGGCCCAAATCACCGCAGCAACGACGGCCTTGGCCGCGCTTGGCATCATCCTGCGCTGAGCCCTCTGACAAAAGGATACCCACACATGGCCACCATGGACATCTTCGAGGGCGACGCCTTCAGCATCATTGAGCTCACCCGGGCTCTGGAAAACATCCCCTTCAAGCCGGCAATCCTGTCAGGCTCCGGCCTCTTCGGCGCGCGTGGAGTGCGCCAACGCACCGTGATGATCGAAAGCCGCGATGGCACGCTGTCACTGATCCCGTTCTCGGAACGGGGCTCTGCCTATGAACAGCAGGTCCCCGAACGCCGCGACATGCGCGCCTTTGTCTGCCGTCAGTTCAAGAAACAGGACGTGCTCTGGGCCTCGGAAATCCAGGGCATCCGCGACTTCGGCTCGGAAACCGCCACCCAGCAGGTGCAGACCGAGGTGGCCCGCAAGATGGGCCGCCTGCGCAATGACGCCGAAGCCACCTTCGAGTTCCACCTCTTCAACGGCATCCAGGGCTTGGTGAAGGACCCGAAGGACGGCGCGACGGTCATCAACTACTACACCGAGTTCGGCATCACACCGGCCGCAGAGGTAGATTTTGATCTCGACAACCAGTCGCCCGCATCCGGCGCCCTGCGCAAACGCTGCCAAGCGCTGATCGAAAGCGTCGAGGATAGCCTTGGCGGGCTGGCGGCCGGTCAGGTGCAATTGCGCGCCGAATGCGGCTCAGCCTTCTTCGCCGATCTGGTGGCCCACAAGGAGGTACGCGAGACCTATCTCAACACTGCCGCCGCGGCAGATCTGCGCGGCCGCGTGGGTGAAGAGGTCAGCTTCGGCGGTATCACCTTCCGCCGCTATCGGGGCGGGCTTGGTTTCGGCGTGCCGACCGACAAGGCGTATTTCTACCCTGAGGGGGTCGAGGGGCTCTTCGAGATCTACTATGCCCCGGCCGACACGTTCGAGACGGTGAACACGCTGGGCCTGCCGCTCTATGCGCGCATGATCCCCGACCGCGACCGGGACGAATGGGTGCGCCTCGAGATCGAAAGCAACCCGCTGCCGATCTGCACCCGGCCGCAGGTGCTGCGCTCGGCCAAGCGGACCTGATGAGTGCCCTTGCCGATGCCTTGGGCGTCCTCTTTGCCGATGCGCATATCGCGCGCGACGTCCTCTACACGGCCGAAGGCGGCGCGCCCTCGCTGGTACGCGCCATCCTGCGCAGGCCCGATGACGTCACCGGCTTCGGCGACGCCCGGATCTGGTCCGAGACCACCCGCATCGACCTGCGTGCCGCCGAGGTGGCCAACCCGCGTCCCGGCGACCGTATCGAGATCGACGGCGAGGCTTTTCTGATCCAGGGCGAGCCCGTCCGCGACCGCGAGCGGCTCGTCTGGACCGTCGACCTACGCCCGGCGGGATCGTGATGAAGCTGAAACTCGACATTGATCCCAATATCGTCGCGATGATGGCCGCTGAGGTCGCAGCGGGCGAGCGCGCGGTCTCCGCGGCCATCCGCGAAGCTGGCAACGGTCTCAAGACGGCGTGGCGCGGTCAGATCACGGGTGCGGGTCTCGGCACGCGGCTAGCCAATTCGATCCGCAGTCAGGCCTTCCCAAAATCTGGCGAGAGCCTCGATGCCGCTGCGCTGGTCTGGTCCAAAGCCCCGGTGATCGTCGGGGCCCACAACACGGGGCCGTTGATCCGTTCGAAAAATGGCTTTTGGCTCGCCATCCCGACCGCTGCCGCTGGAAAGTCTACACGCGGCGGTCGGATCAGCCCCGGCGAATGGGAGCGCCGCACCGGCCTGCGCCTGCGATTCATCTATCGCCGAAGGGGTCCGAGCCTACTGGTGGCCGAAGGGCGGCTGAACACGAAGGGTCGCGCCGTTGCGTCACGCTCGAAGACTGGCAGGGGCCTCGTGACCGCGCCGATCTTCCTGCTGGTGCCGCAGGTGAAGCTGCCCAAGCGGCTTGATCTGGCGCGGGACGCAGAGCGGGCGCAGGCGGCAGTGCCGGGGCTGATTGTCGCAAACTGGCTCGAAACTCGTTGATGACCGACTGAACCGAGATCACTCCGTCGCGTTGGTGGCAGGACCCCGACCGTCGAGAAACGCAAGAATTTCGGCGAGCGTGGCGCGACTCATGTCTGCCGAAACAGGGTTGGTCGTGAAGACCACCCCATGCAGTTCCGACTCGGAGCGGTTGATCCGCCAGAGTGCGGTTCGATGTGCAATGACCAATCGTTCTCCTCGAGAAGCCGCCGGAATTAGGACATCTCGTAACCACGCGCGGTGAACCGCGGTAGACGGAAGCTTTTCGGCCACACGGCGATTATCTGGTTCGCGCGAGATAGATGTGGAGCGGTAAGCCACCGCATTGACGAGCGCCACTTGGCCCGCTGCGATCAGGTCTGCGTAATTTCGCGCGCCATAATAGGGTGCGATCTGACCCGGATGCACAGCACGTGGGTTTCGGAGGAGATCAAGGTAGCGATCAATCGCGTCGGGCGCTGCGAACTCTGTCGGCGTCACGCCAGGGTCATAGCCCCCGTTGGCCTCTAGCAGAATTACGGGGGCGTTGTTGATATCGCCGATAAAGGCAGGCGGTGGGTAGTCAAGGTTGAAACTGTGCGTGTTGCCAGCAAACACGTGTGCATCCAGGGGATGAACGCTGCCATCGAGCTGTGACCAGTGGCGGACGATTGGATTCGGTGCGGACAAGTTACCTCCAACTGCAAAGCTGAGCATAGAATAGACGGATATTCGTCCCAATGCCCACACCCCGCGAAACCATCCTCGCCGCGCTGCACGCGCGGCTTTCTGCGCTGCCTGCGACCACACTGCGCGGGGAGGTTCTGCCGGAGCGGGTCCCGGCAAACGGTCTACTGATCCTGCGCGATGGCGAGCCGGGGGAGCCTGAGGTGACGCTTTCGCCGATGCGATACCACTATCAACACCGGGCGGAGATCGAGGCCGTCGTGCAGGGTGCTGACCGTGATGGCGCATTCGACACGCTGACCGCCAGCATCGGCACGGCCCTTGCCGCCGACCGCACATTGGGCGGCCTCTGCGACTGGATCGAGGCGGAAGCGCCGCGCCCGGTCGACCTACCCATCGAGGGCGCGGCCAGCCTGAAGGCTGCGGTGATCCCGGTAATCCTGCACTATTCCACGGCTGATCCCTTGGCCTGAGCCCACACAAGAATTGGAGACGAATATGGCACGAGCGCATGGCGCCCGGGCAAGGCTGGCGCTTGCCTTCGAGACGATCTACGGCACCGCGCCTGAGGCGGGCTGGTGGCAGATACCTTTTGTCAGCAGCACGCTTGGGGCTGAACAGCCGCTCCTGGCGTCCGAGCTTCTGGGCTACGGCCGCGATCCGCAGGCCCCGCTCGCCGATGCCGTGACGGCCGATGGCGACGTGGTTGTGCCGATCGACACGGTGGGGTTCGGGGTCTGGCTGAAGGCGGCTTTTGGCGCCCCGGTCACGACGGGGCTCGACCCGGGTCCCTTCACCCATTCGTTCACCTCGGGCGGCTGGGATCTGCCCTCGATGGCGATCGAGACGGCTATGCCGGAAGTGCCCCGCTATGCGCTGGCCACGGGCTGCGTGGTGGACCAGCTCAGCTGGCAGATGGCGCGCTCGGGGCTACTGACGGCGACCGCCCGGCTGATCGCGCAGGGCGAAAGCGTCGCTGCGGCTTCGACGATCGGCACGCCCGAGGTGCCAGCGTTTCGGAGGTTCGGCCATTTCCACGGGGCGATCACCCGCAATGGCCAGCCGCTCGGCAATATCGTCTCGGCCGAGATCACCTATGCCAATGGCATCGACCGGATCGAGACCATCCGCAACGACGGGCGCATCGAAGGCGCCGATCCCGGCATGGCGGCGCTGACCGGCCGGTTGGAGGTGCGCTTTGCCGATCAAGTTCTGATCGACCAGGCAATCGCGGGCGAGGCCTGCGCGCTGAGCTTCGGCTATGCGCTCCCCTCGGGCGAAAGCCTGACGGTCGAGGTGCCGGCGGTCTATCTGCCCCGGCCTCGGGTCGAGATCCCCGGGCCGCAGGGCATTCAGGCGAGTTTCGACTGGCAGGCCGCCAAGGATGCCACGGCGGGTCATATGTGCCGGGTCACGCTGGTGAATGCGGTGGAGGAGTATTGAGAATGCTGACACTGGATCTCACCAATGAGCCCCGCTGGGTCGACCTGATCCCGGGCCTGCGCCTCCAGCTGCGCCCGCTGACGACCGCGCTGATGGTTGCCGCCCGCGCCGATCCGGCACTGGATATCGCCGCAGCGGAAGGGGAGGATGCGGTTGCCACCGAAGCCTTGGCGCTGACCATGGCCAAGGCGCTGGCACGGCAGGCCATTCTCGATTGGGAGGGCGTCGGCGATGCCGAGGGTCAACCCGTGCTGGTGAGCCCTGCCGCGATCGACGCACTTCTCGACATCTGGCCGGTCTTCGAGGCCTTCCAGACGATCTATGTCTCGAAGGGCCTGCTCCTGGACGCAGAAAAAAACGTCTCACCGCCCTTGCCGAATGGGTCTTCGGCGGGGGCGATCGCTAC